CCGCTACGGACAGTTCCAGTATCCGCCGCCGCAGCAGGCTCGAAAAGGTGAGATTGCATGGCGGATTCACGCATTCCGGCGGATGTCTCCGACGCGGTGTACCGGGTGGTGCACGACTTCGGCGCGGAGAAGCTGGCGGCCCGCACGGGGACGCCGGCCGGCACGATCTACAACAAGGCCAATCCGCACGATACCTCGCACCACAAGCCGACGCTGTCGGATGCGTTGATCTGGTCGCAGATCGCCGGCGACAGGCGCATCGCGCACGCATTCTGCCGGGCGCTCGGCGGGGTATTTGTCGATCTCTCCGGCATGGCCAGGCAGTCTGACAAGGCGCTGCTGGATCTGGCGCTGCGGCGCGACAAGGAGTTCGGAGAGTTCGCCGGCGCGTTGCTGCTGGCGCTCGAGGACGGCCGCATCAGCGGCACTGATTACGCGGTGCTGCGCCGGGAGGGCTACGAGGCGGTGACGGCGATGCTGGAGCTGCTCTCTCGCCTGGAGGCGATGGCGCATGGCTGAGCCGATCTCTCCCGCACTGGCCCGCGCCGGCATCGCCGGCATGACGGACAACCTGCCGCCGGGCGCGCGCCTGGACCTCGCCGGGGAGTTCGTGCGGGCCTTTCGCCCGGAGATCGAGTGCCGCCTGCTCCCCGAAAAACCCTCCACCAGCGGAGGCGCGACATGCGCCAGAGACAGCTCGCGCTCCCGATGATGGCCGAGGTGACGGAAGCGATGTTGCGCGAGGCGCACGCACGGAGCGGCGTGGGGTTGCCGTTCGAGGAAGCGATGGCCTCGGCGACGGGTTTGGGCAAGGCGCTGCGGGTATTGGCCAGGCAGCGGGTTCAACCGAGGAGAAGGAGGGGGTGATGAACGCGGAAAAACTGTTGATGCCTGTGATGTGTTTCGCGGCAGGCGTGCTGGCCATGGATGTGGCGCACGACTTCCGCCAGGCTGAACTGGCGGCCTCTCTCGATGCGGAGCGGCGCTTCTATCTGGCGCAGACGTACTGCACACCAGCCGGTCGCTACGAAACGGCGGTTCAGCGCTGGGAGGGCGGCCGGCTGGTGTGCGCGATCCATGGCAACGTCGGCTACGGGCGCGCCTCGAAGGTGGTGGCGTCGCTGGACATTCCGGGGCGGGAATAGGGCACGCGCCGCCAGCGACCGGCCCTGCGCCGGCGGCGATTTCGAAGGGCCACACAAGGAGCGAGCGATGGAGCGGTATTTGACGGAGGACGAGCAGGCGCGTCTGTGCAAGGTCCTCAAGGGGGCGGCAGTGCGCGGCGTGCTTGCGCGCCGCGACGACGCAGTGATGCGTGCGCTGATCCATAGCGGCCTGCGCATCGGGGAGTTCTCCAAAGTGACGGTGGGACAGGCGCTGGCGGCGCTGCGGGTTGGGTATCTGTTCGTTCCGCGCGAGCACCGCAAGGGGGTGTCGAAGGGCGCGGCGGACGATCACCGCGTCTTCATGACGCGGCCGCTGCGCCTGGCAGTCGAGGATCTGCTGCGCGTGCGGCACGCGATGCGGCCGCAGGACTGCCGCGAGGCCGATCCGCTGGTGCTCTCGCGCCAGGGCGGCGCACTGACGGTGCGCAGCTTTGAGCTGCGCATGGCGGCCTGGGGTCGCGAGGCGGGACTGCCGCCCGGGTTCAGCCCGCACTGGCTGCGCCATACCCACGCGATGAACATCATCCGCCGTTCGACGGCGAAGAATCCGCTGGGCATTGTGCAGCGGGCGCTTGGGCACCGGTCGGTGTCGTCCACCGGTGTGTATACGGAGCCATCGCGCGAGGAGGTCGACGCCGCCCTGGCCGAGACGGCCGGCGCCGGCGGGCGCGTCTCGCTGAGCGCGCTGCGTCGCGCCTGGGAGGGGAGGGTGGCGCCATGACGCCCCTGGCGAAACCGATCACCCGCCGCAGCGAGGAGCGGGTGCGCGAAGCGGGGAAGTCGCGCCGCATCGTGGTGACGCTGTACCCGAACGGTCTGATCGGCCTGCGCCCGGAACGCACCCGGCGCGAGGAGACGGTGCCAATCGACGTGATCTACCTGAAGGCGGTGAAGGCGCGCGTGCTGGCCGAGCGGGCGGCGAAGCGGAGGCGCCCGTGAGGACCTATTCGCCGTTCGCCGCCAGGGGTTATATCCGCCGCTGCTCCAGGGGGCACACCTTCAGCACGCTTGACGGGGCCAGCCGCTACCTGAACAAGAAGGGCAATCCGCGCTATCTATGCCCGGAGTGCTTGCGCGCGCCAGGCTTCGCGCTGCCGCGTGGATGGAGCAAGGCGTGATGCGGCCGGACATCCTGACCTTCGGCGGCACCTACTTCAATTTCCTCGAGCCGGAAAAGGCCGTTTTCACCATCGAGGACATCGCGCACGCGCTCTCGCATTTGTGCCGGTTTGGCGGGCACACGCGGAGCTTCTATTCCGTCGCCCAGCATTCCGTTCTGGCCAGCCATCTTGTGCCGGAGTCTGATCGTCTGGCCGCGCTGCTGCATGACGCGCCGGAGGCTTTTATCGGAGACGTGCCGGCGCCGCTGAAGCGGTTGCTGCCGGATTACCTCGCCATCGAGGCGCGGGTGGAGGCGGCTGTGCTGGCCCGTTTCGGGCTATCGATGCCGCTGCCGCCTTCGGTCAAGCAGGCCGATCTGGCGATGCTTGCAGCCGAGCAGATGTGGCTGATGCCGAACCATGACGACGAGTGGGCGACGATCAGCGGCGTGACGCCGGCGCCGTTCGACATCACCTCGACCTGGCATCCGACGCTGGCACGCCGCGCTTTCCTGGAGCGCTATCGCGAGCTGACACTGCCGGTGCCGTGCCTGGAGGCGCAGTCATGACCGCCTGGCCAGACGCGGTGAACGGCGCTTTCGAGGCGCTCGCCGGGTTCGCGGTGCTCAACCACTGTTTCGCGCTCTATCGGGACAAGACTGTGCGCGGTCTCTCGGTGGCGTCGGTGGCGTTTTTTGCGGCCTGGGGCGGCTGGAATCTCTACTACTACCCGCACCTCGATCAGTTCTGGAGCTTCGCCGGCGGGGTGTTCATCACCCTGGCGAATGCGATCTATCTGCCGATGCTGGTGCATTACACCGGCGGCTGGCGGGCGCTGCTGCGGAGGGCAGCGTGAATGCGCCGCGACGCAATCATGGGTTCACGAACGATCAGCTGCACAGGATGTGCCGGCGCAAGGCGCGCTACGCCGACGAGCTGGCGGCCGCAGCCGGGGCGATGTGCTCGCTCGACCGGCGGCCGGAGGTGCGGCGGCTTTGGGTGTATCCCTGCCCGGCCTGCAAGGGCTGGCATTTGACGAAATACAGGGTCGCCGGCCGCCGGCCGGTGACCGGCGGGAAAGGGAAAAGAATGCTCGATGTGTCCGTTTCGACGATGGCGGCCTTCTCCGGGGATGGCCGCGTTTTCAGGGCGTTCGGCCATTTGCTGGCCGCCGCGGCCGGGTCGGTGCTTTGCGTGCCGCTGGCGCTGGCCGGGGGCAGCCTGCGGCATGTGACCGACGGCTGCCCGGTGCCGTGGGAGGAGGCCTTTGCGGTGCTCGACGAGCCGCCGCACGATCCAGTGTCGCTGCCTGAGCACGCCCTGGCGCGCGAATATCCGCTGCTGGCCGGCATCGCGCCGGCGGCCTGGGTATCCGACTGGATCGGTCTCGGCCCGGGCGCTCCTCGCCCGGTGCTGCGCCTGACGCACGAGAGCGGGATTCGCTACGCGGTGGTGCAGAAGTCATGAGCGCGCCGCTGCTGACCGAAGATCAGGTCCGCGAGATCGCGAAGGTCTACGACGGCACCACGGAGACGATCGAGGGGCTGATCAGGCAGTACGGCGTCAGGCGCCACAACATCATCAAGGCGGCGAAGTGCGGTGGCTACAAGACTACCCGCAAGCGCATCGAGTGGACGCCGGAGAAGGACCAGTATCTGCGGTACAACTGGGGCAAGCTGCCGCCGCAGGAGGTCATGGCGCACCTCGGCTGCGGCATGTCGGCGCTGGCGAACCGCCTGAAGAGGATCGGCCACTCGACGCGGCACAACGAGGACTTCACGGTCTACGACCTGGAGCACCTGCTGAAGCTGGATCACCGGCTCTGGCGGCGCTTCATCGACGACGGCTGGCTGAAGAGCTACCCGGAGTACGGCCGCAACGGGGAGGTCTGGTCGCGACGGGTGAAGGTCGAGTGGCTGACGGCCTTCCTGCGCCGGCACCCGGAGGTGGTCGATTACCGGGCGGCCGACAAGTACGCGCGCGGCGTGCTCGAGCTGGACCGGCTGCCGGATCCGCCGCGCTTCATGCGGCTGACCTGCCGGTCGGATAGCTGGAAGGACGGCTCCAAAATGACGCCGACGGGCTTCCGGATCCACCACGGCGAGGTCGAGCTGGTCGAGCGCGAGCACCAGTACAGCCTGGAGAGCTGCGCGGCCGTGGGCGGGACGGATTTCTGGGCGCCGCTGTATGCCAACGCGACCTGCCCGCGCTGCGGCTGCATCGCCTCACGCTTCAGCGAGAAGGCGCTCTTCGCCGACGAGGACCCCGGCGAGGACGACACGCTGGCGGCGATCGCCGGCAAGCTGGGCCTGGTCTGGCGCGACGGGCGCTTCTGGACGCAGGCCGGCGCGCCGGTGAGCGAGGACGAGCTGCTGCGCTACGTGTTCAGCACGAAGCGCAATGCCGGCCGTGCCTTCCTCTCCTTCCGCCGCCTGCTGGAAGCGGGCATATCGGTGGCGCCGCCCAATCCGGTGCCGCTGCACCGGTTCCTCTCGAACGTGATGGACTATGAGCTGCGCGATGGCCAGCCGCGCGCCTTCGAGGCCTTCCTGGCCAGCGGCAACGTCGGCGTCTACTGGCCGCCCGGCCAGGGCAAGATGTATTTCCTCGGCATGGCGTTTTCGCGCATCGCCGGCGAGCACGTGCTGTTCGTGCACACCCGCACGATCCGCGACCAGTGGCTCGCCTTCTTCCGGGAACACGGGCAGGTGCGGGTGGCCGAAGTCTGGAAGCCCTACCACCACCGCGTCGACATCCTAGACGCCGAGGGCATGATTCGCAGCCGGGTGCGGATCTACGGCTACGCGACCCGGCACCGCTTCGACCACGACCGCTTCACCGTGGCCGGCTTCGACGAGGCGCAATTCCTGCCCGGCAACAACGCCAGCAGGCTGGCGACCATCAGCTCAGAGTACCGCGTCGGGCTCTCGGCGACGCCGTTCCGCGAGGACGGCCGCGCCGACCTGATCCAGATGATGACCGGCCTGGCCCTGGGCGAGGATTGGCAGGAGTTCCGCGACGCCGGCCTGATGCCGGATGTGCCGGTGCGGGTGCTGATCGTGCGCGACCTCGAGGAGAAGCACCGCGCCCTCGGCCGCGTCCTGAGCCGGCGCAAGACGATCGTTTTCTCGGACGCGATCGCGGACGGGAAGCGCATTTCCTCCGAGCTGGGCATCCCCTTCATCCATGCCGAAACGAAGCGCCGCCTGGACGTGCTGGCCGGCCACCGCGCCGTGGTGATGTCGCGGGTTGGCGACTGCGGCATCGACGTGCAGGACCTGGAGGAAGTGATCGAGTTCAACTTCCACCACGGCAGCAGGGCGCAGTCCCTGCAGCGCCTCGGCCGGCTGCTGCACTCGCGCAATCCGTTCCGCCACACCGTGATGATGACGGTGAAGGAGTTCGGCCTCTACCACAAGCGCCTGTCGGCGCTGGAGGGTAAAGGCTTCCGCATCGGCATCGAGATGTACCGCGAGCGGGTCCGGCGCGGCCGGCCGCCGGCGGCGCAGCCGGTGAGCGCCTGGGCGCAGCTGCTCGGATTCAAGCCGGCGCCGGCGAAGACCGCGCCGATCGAGAGCCAGGCCGAAAAGCGAGCACGGGTGATGCGCAGGATCGAAGAGCGGTCCGGGACGAGGGTGGCGGCATGAGCCTCCCCTACGAAAACGCCACCAGCGGCTCGGCGGCGCTGGACGACATCCGCAAGGTCCTCACCCGATTCGGCTGCAGCCGCTTCGGCACGATGACAGACAACGTCGCCGGCGAGCTGATCGTGCAGTTCAGTTTTCGCAACCGCGACGTGACGGTGAAGGCGAGCTTCAAGGGCTACGCCGCAGCCTGGCTGCGCGAATACCCGTACAACCTGTCCAGACATCGGCGCACCCGGCAGCAGCACGAGGCGCGCGCCTTCGACCAGGCGCAGGTCAGCGTGTGCTCGATCCTCCGCGACTGGATCAAGGGGCAGATCACCGCCATCGAGGTCGGCATCCTGAGCTTCGAGGGCGCCTTCCTGGGACAGATTCTGCTGCCGAGCGGCAAAACAGTAATGGAGCACGCCCAAGAGGCGAATCTGCTGCCGAAGCTGGAAAACAAGGAGGAAAACCATGGCTGATAAATCTGTCATCGAATGGACCGACGCCATTTGGTCGTTGATTGTCTGGAGAAAACCATGAGCGAAAAGAAAGGTGGCAAGAGGGAAGAGTCGCGTCAACGCAAATCAGCGCTGCGTGCAGAGATTGATGCGATTCGGCAAAGGATTCGCGCCGCGCTGGCGGCACCGCGTGTTCCGGCGCGCGTGATGAATGGCGACGCCATTGTCGTGGCGCGCTGGAAGGAAGCCATCGCCAACGGCACCACAACGGATCACTACATCGACCACCCCCCCCCGCAGCGCATGACGGAATCCAGGCTTTGCAGGGTGCGCGAGAGGTTGTGTCGGGTTTTGGTGGAGCTTACGTGACGTTTTATGCCGGCCTACGGACCGGCGCCTGGCAAGCCGTGCGCCATTGAGTGCGGCACAACTGGAGGCGACACCATGGGAGTAAGAGCGAAGTTTGTATGCAGCAGCATCACCCGCAACCAGCACTGGGACAAGGCAAAAGGCGAGATTCAGACGATCCGGCTCGTTCCAGTGACTCAAGGCAGCGAAGAAAACAAGGCGTTTTACGAAGCCACGCCAGGAGGGCAGATCGATCTGTCAACCGTGAACGCCGGCAGCTACTTTGAGCTTGGCGGTGAGTATTACCTGGACTTCACCAGGGCCGAGTGACCGTGGCGGCGCGCTGGAGATACCGCCTCATCTGCTGGTTTTTCGACAGGCCGGACGCCCTGTCGAGGCGGGTATCCGTCGAGAATCAGCTGTTACGGCATTACACGAAGGGCACCAGGCCGACACCAGAGGAATGTCGTGAGATGGCATTTAAGCTTGGGGTGCCGTCCTGGTTTAACAGAGGAGGAAACTCATGAACGCAGTTGAAAAAGTGTCAGCGCCGATGGTCGGCACTCCAATGGCCGGCGGCTTCTACGCCGGCCGCATCCGCATCGCCGACCAGCTCTACGCCATCATCGCAGCCCCGAAGGCGGAAGGCGAGCACAAGCCGGCCATCTGGATTCCCGGGAACAAGGCTGTCCATGGTGCCCGCAGCTACAACGACGGTCTGGCGAACACCACCGCCATGGCCGACGCCGGCAGCAAGCTCGCGCAGTGGGCGCTCGGCCTGCGCATCGCCGGATTCGGCGACTGGTACATCCCGTCGCAGGACGAGCTGGAAGTCATGTATCGCAACCTCAAGCCGACGGCCGAAAAGAACTGGTGCTATGCAAGGTCCGGTATCAACCTGCACGCCGCCGAACCGACGCTTCCCTACACGCCTGACCTCCCCGTGCAGACGGTGGCCGAGGCATTCAAGGCTGGTGCCGACGAAGCCTTCGATGCCGACTGGTACTGGAGTTCCACCCAGCACGTCTCGCCCTCCGACTTTGCCTGGTATCAGGGCTTCGGCGACGGCTACCAGTACTACAGCTACACCGACAACGAGTTCAGGGCCAGAGCCGTCCGCAGATTGCCCATTTAACCATTCATCAATTTCGAGGCAAAAATGACCATCACCCTGGAAAAAATCGAATCCGAGCACAAGCGGCTCGGCGAAATGATCGCCGCGCTCAAGCTACAGCCGGCCTTCCCGATCAGCGTAGCCTTCCCACATCTCAACGAAGGCGAGAAGTGGGTCGGCGTCGTCATCAGCGCCGACGGCAGGAAACGCCACCACGTCATCCTGTTGCCCGGCGCCGCCGAACCAGCATCATGGGATACACAGATGAAGTGGGCCGCCAGCATCGGCGGAGACCTCCCGGATCGCGTGGAGGGCGCGCTGCTGTTCGCCATGCAGGCGAGCGGCCATCTGAAAGACGAATTCCGTCCTGAGTGGTACTGGACGAACGAGAAGCACGTCTCGTACGCCGACTATGCCTGGTTTCAGCTCTTCGGCGACGGCGGCCAGAGCTACGACCGCACCTACAACGAGTTCAGGGCCAGAGCCGTCCGCAGATTGGTTATTGAGTAATTCAACTTTTTGATTTTTTCAGCATGGCGCTTCACACCCAACTGCCCATCTACAAGGTCGCCTACGGTCTTTTCGACCTCAGCACTGAGCTGGCCAGAAACATGCCGAGGGATTTCAAGAACGGCCTCGGCGGCACGCTCCGAGATGAGTGCCTGAAAATCACCGTGCTGATCTTCCGCGCGAACAGCGCGGAGGACAAGGCGCCTCACCTGCAACAGCTCATCGAGCGCCTGCAGGTGGCTGAGCTTATTCTCAGGCTGGCCAGGGACAAGCACCTGGTATCGACCAGGCAGTACGCCCAGGCGGTCGAGCTCACGCAAAGCATCGGCAAACAGGCATCTGGGTGGCGTCGCTCCGCACTTCGCCCGCTCCATGACGGTCAAGGCCGCCATGGCTGAGCGATCAATCAATCTGGTCGTGCCGCTGGCTCACGAGGCCACCGCCATGCGCATCAAGGAGACCGCCGGCAGCAGCCAGGCCAGGCCCTGCGCAGTTTCCCCGCTGATCGGCCCCGGCCTTCGGCAGGGCGACGTGGATAGCACGATAGTTTCGTCTCGAACTCCGACTATGCCTGGAATCAGAACTTCGGCAACGGCAACCAGAACTACAACAACACCAACAACAAGTTCAGGGCCAGAGCCGTCCGCAGATGGATACGAGCGCCACCATGCTGACCTTTCTTTCCCGGAACTGGTGCAGGCGTACATCGACTGCCGCGAGCACAAGCGCAACACCGCCAGCGCGCTGGCCTTCGAAGAGCGTCTGGAGGGCAACCTTGCCGGTCTCTATGATGAGCTGCTGTCCGGAGATTATCGGCCGGGCCGCAGCATCTGTTTCGTCATCACCCGGCCGAAGCCGCGCGAGGTCTGGGCGGCGGATTTCCGCGACCGCATCGTCCACCACCTGCTGCACAACCGCGTCTCACCGCGGTTCTACCGCAGTTTCATCGCGGATTCCTGCGCCTGCATCCCCGGTCGCGGCACGTTGTATGCCGCCCGGCGGCTGGAAGCCAAGATCCGCAGCGCCAGCCAGAACTGGAGCCGGCCGACGTACTACCTCAAGTGCGACCTGGCCAACTTCTTCGTGTCGATCGACAAGCGGATTCTCTGGGATCTGCTGGCCATCAGGATCCACGAGCCGTGGTGGCGTCGTTTGGCTGAGGTCATCCTGTTCCACGACCTGCGCCAGGATGTCGAACTGCGGGGCGACCCGGTCCGGCTGGCGCTGGTGCCGCCGCACAAGAGGTTGGCCAGCCAGCCGGCCCACCTTGGCCTGCCCATAGGCAACCTGTCGTCCCAGTTCTTCGCCAACGTCTATCTGGACGTCCTGGACCAGCACGTCAAGCACCATCTCAGAGCCCGCCACTACATCCGCTACGTCGACGATTTCATCCTGCTGCACGAGTCGCCGCAATGGCTCAACGCGGCGCTGGCTGACATCGAGGACTTTCTGCCAGCCAGGCTGAATGTCCGACTCAACCCGAAGAAGACCATCCTGCAGCCGGTCGCGCGAGGCGTCGACTTCATCGGCCAGGTGGTTAAACCTTGGCGGCGCACCACCCGCCGGCGGACCTTCAACGGCGCCCTGTGCCGGGTGCGCCAGATCGGCGCCGAGGACTTGTTCGAGACCGCCAACAGCTATTTCGGCTTGCTGCGCCAGGCCGGCGCCAGCCACACCGACAGGACACGGCTGGCAAACCTGTTGCGCTATCGCGGGTACGTCATCAACGGCGGCATTGCCAAGACATTCAGGAGAAACGCTTGAGCTTGCAACTCTGTTTGGACGTGCATCACGAAATCGTGGTGGACAACTTCGCCGGCGCGCGCGCGTAACACTCACCGCCGTACTGGCCGGACTGACTTTCGGTTTCATCTTCATGGCAACCATAGACGAACTCAAATCCCGCATCGATCTCCACGAACTCGCCTCATGGCTTGGCTTGAAACGCGCGCCGAGCGGGAACTATTTCGCCTGGACGCGCCAGGAACAGAAGGCCTCCGTGTCCATATTCGAAAAAGACGGCCGCCGCGGCTGGAAGGATCACACCTCCGGCGAGGGCGGGTCGTGCGTCGATCTGGTGATGTCAGTCGAGGGCGTCGATGTGGGCGAGGCGGTGCGCCGCCTGCACGAGCTGGCGGGTATTCAGCTCGACCGGCCGCAGCAGCAGGAGCAGCGCGAGAAGACGCGAGCGGAGTTCATCGCCGAGAAGTGCCTGGCCAACGCCGAGATGGCGCGGGAATATCTGCGCGGCCGTGGTATCGGCGACGAGGTGATCTCGCGTGCCATCAAGTCGCGTGCGCTTGGTTTCAATACTTGGACGTCGGACAGGATCCCCGCCGGCGAGCCGATGCACGGTGGACCGGCTGTGGCCTTTATCGTGCGCACGCTGAACCCCGGCCACGTTCAGGCGGTGGATCTGCGCTATCTCGATCCGGCGTTGAACGGCGGGCTGAAGACGCAGTGCCAGGGCGACAAGGCCGGTCATGGCTTTACGGCGGACGTGCGCTGGCTGGCCCGGGCGAAAACGGTGGTGCTGGTGGAGAGCTCGATCAACGCGCTGTCGGTGGATACGGCAGGCCTGCCGCATATGGCGTCCTTCGCGGTGCTGGGGGCCGGCAACATCGCCAGCCAGGACTGGCGCTGGCTACGCGGCAAGCGGGTGCTGATCTGCCTGGATCACCGCGACAAGGTGATCGACGATCCAAAGAGCCCGATGTTCGGCTACCGGCCTGGCCTGAAGGCGGCTTGGGACATCCATGAAGCGCTGACGCGCCTGGACATCTCGGCGATGCTGGTGGATCAGTCGGAATGGGGGGAAGGCCAGGATGTGAACGACGTCCTGCAGGCGGGCGGCGCCGAGGAGTTGAAGCGGGCGCTGCGCCGGCCGGAGGAATGGTTGGTGCAAGGTATGCCGGGGCGCGTCGAGGACGGGTTCAGCGGCAAGAGCCGGGTGTTCCTGCCATCTCAGGATTTCGCGGTGTACTGGCGCTACCGGGTGAAGGAGGATTTCACCTCCTACATCCAGAAGCTGGAGAAAAACGAGGAGACGGGCGTGGAGACGCCGACCTTCGGCGAGCTTGCCGGCTTCCGTGTGGCGGCGATCTCGAAGGTGAAGATTCAGGGCGCGGTGGCGACCACCACCGGCGAGGAGGACACGCAGCCGACGGTGGCTTTCGCCGTGGCGGTACAGACGCCGCGCCACGGTGCGGAGCTGCTGCGCAAGGTGATCGACGACGATCGGCTGCACAACATCGATACTTGGAAACGCTTCGGGCCGGTATTCGACCAGGCGCGCTTCCTGCGGATGGTGAACATCCTCGAGCGCGGCGCGCACTTGGGTGAACGTGTGGCGAGCAACTTCGTCGGCCTGTGCTATCGCGAGGGGCGCCTGACTGTCTCGGAGGGTGCGGACACCTACTTCATGGATCCGAAGCAGCAGTGCCCGTACTACAACCTGACCTTCCCGTCGGGCTCGCGTTCGGACGCGAAGAAGGTGCTTCTGGCCTACCAGGAGACGTTCAAGGCGAACGCGGCGCTGATCCCGCTCGTCTGGGCCCTCGGGGCGCAGCTGAAGGTGTTCCTTGGCTTCTGGCCGCACATGGAGATGCAGGCGGACAAGGGCCACGGCAAATCGACCCTGGCCGCGCGCCTGGAGCGCACCCTGGCCATGAAGGTTTTTTCGAAGGAGACGATCAAGACGGCCTTTCGCCTGATCACGACGACGGCGCATACCTCGCACCCGGTCGGCTGGGAGGAGATATCGGCCAACCGGCAGGAGGTGATCGATGCGGCCGTCTCGCTGCTGCAGGAGGCGTACAACTTCAAGCCATCGCCGCGCGGCGCAGGGATGCTGGAATTCCTGACCTGCACGCCGGTACTGCTGATCGGCGAGGATGTTCCGGTGCGCAGCCTGATCGGCAAACTGGTGCGGACGAACCTGACGGGCAAGAAGGGCCCGCTGCTGCCGGATGATCTGCCGCGCTTTCCGGTGCGCCAGTGGCTGGAGTTTCTGGCCAGGCAGGACCGGGGCTCGGTGCAGAAGGCTTATGCCGACCTGCGCGACTTCTGCCAGCGCCACAGCAGGGCCTCAGGCTCCGACGATGGTGCCCAGCGCATGGCCGGTAACTACGCGGCCGTGCTGACGGCTTGGCGCTTCCTGGCCGAATTCGCCGGCCTGGACACGCAGCAGGGCGACTTCCCGAAGGACGTGCTGGCCGAGATGAACGCCCACATCGGGGAGACGAGTTCCGATCGGGAGCCGTGGGTGTGGATCGTTGAGACGCTACTCTCGGAGATTGCCAGCAATCAATTCCAGTTTCCTCACAAATGGGACGCGATCGACCAGGAGCCGTGCCTGCTGGTGCGCACCAGTCACGTTATGGACCACATCAAAACGACGAACCGCCTGCGGGAAACCTGGAATGGCCTGCCCGTGAAGAGCGACCGGGTGTTCAAGAAGCAGCTCCAGCACGCCGGCGTGATCCTCTCAGACGCCGTTGAGAAGACCATCGGCGAGCGGCGCGTGTCTCACATGGCCGCGCTTTCCTTGGACCGGCTGCGGGCATTCGGCCTGCACGCGACGCCGACCACCAGAATCGACTAACCCCCGTACCCCCAACGAAGGAACCGTGTCATGAGAGGCAGACAAGGAAAAACCGGGTTGTTTGCGTCGATTTTAGGCGCCACGGAAGGCGGGCGCAGCGGAAAACCCGTGGATCGCTGTGGAAAAGTCTGCAAGTCATTGATTGTGGACAGCGTGGTGCCCGCGAGTCGGCCTCGCATTTCCACGGGTTGTATTGAATTTTCCACAGGTTGTATTTGTCATTTTCTGCCTTCGGCGGCCTTGTTTACCTCTCTATCTCTTTCATTCTTTGAAGGAAGGAAGGAAGGAAGAGGGGTAGGTGAGCATCCACGGGTCGCGCTCGAAATTCCACGGGTTGTCGAGCTGCCTAAAAATGCATCCACGGGTTTTTTGCCGATCCACGGGTTATTCCGTGGAAATCCGTGGATGCCAACTATCTGATAGGTAATGGAATAATGCATGCGAATGTGCTAATCCACGGGTCCGCGGGTTGCTACGCCCCTGGGGGGGGTGAGAAAGGTTGGAAATGCAGGCGCTGATCGATCAGTTCCTTGATTTCAAGCGCCACAACAAGGGGCGTTCCGAGCGCACCGTGCAGATATACCGCTTGGCGCTGACCAGGCTGGCGGAGTTCCTGCAGGAGGCCGGCAAGCGCGCCGAGGAGGCGACGCACGATGACCTGGTGCTCTTCACCGGCCTGTGGCTGCACCGCCGAGGCCTACGCGATCCGCTGGCCAGGCGGCCGCACATCGCGGCCGTGCGGGAGTTCTACAAGTGGATGGTGTCGCGACAGGTACTGCAGGCCTCGCCGGCGGCCAACGTGCCATACCCGGATCCGGGTCGCAAGATGCCGTCTGTGATGACATTGGCCAGCGCCGAGAAGCTGATGTGGGCGCCTGACTTCTCGACGTTTGAGGGGGTGCGCGACGGAGCGATCCTGTCGGTGCTGATCGGTTGCGGGCTGCGGGTCTCCGGGCTGTGCGCCCTCAATGAGGCGGACATCATTCCGACGACGATCGAGGGGCGCCAGCGCATGATCGTCAAGGTGCTGGAGAAGGGGCGGAAGGAACGCATGCTACCGGTGCCGGAGCAGGCCGACCTGTTGTTGCGCATCTACCTGGAGCATCCGGCCTTAGTGGAGATTGATCGGGCGCTGCCGGACGGCGACAAGGTGTTGTTCGTCAATCTACGCAACCGCACTGTGCCGGAACACCTGTACCGCGGCGAGAACCGGCGCCTTCGCAGGAATGCAGTGCTCGACCTGGTGAAGAAGTATGGTGACAAGGCTGGCATCCCCGAGGATCAGCTCCATCCGCACGCCATGCGCCACCTGTTCGGCACTGAGCTCATCGAGGCTGACGTAAATATCCTCACCGCCCAGAAACTCATGGGCCACGCCGACCCGAAGACGACGGGGATATACACCCACACCGCGCTGCGCAAGCTGACCAGGGAAGTCGACAGAGCGAACCCGCTGGCCAAGATGCGCACGCCAGCCAGCGACCTGCTCCAGCGCCTGAAGGAGGCGAAGCCATGAAAGCCATGCTGACAGGCGCGCCCGCGCCGCTACAGCCGTGCGCAACGCCTCTTATGGGCGGCTGGGCAATAGATAAGGGTAAGGGCAGTAGGGCGCGGCAGGGTGATTGCGCGCATGCCGCAAACCAGGGTCAATATCGGGCTAAGTCGTGCAGCCGTGCGCAACTTAAATCATTCGCCGACTATCAGAAAGCGAATGTCGGCAGCGTGCTCGCCTGGGAAATGAAGGGGATTGGTTGATGGTAAAGCGAAGCTCTACGGGCGGAATTGCAGGGCAGTACCAGGCCGCGCAGGGGGTGGGAGGTCGGCAGACAGATACCCCCATCCCCTGGCGGGGGGGTGGGTACCTGAATGAATGCACTCCACCAGAATTTTCAAAAAAAAATGCCGCGATCAAGAAAGGAATGCGCGACCCGCGCCTCGACGAACTACAGCGCATGGGGCTGCAGAGGCCGTGGATCGAAGGGGCTGAGGCGCTTGGCGTGGACGCGATTCTCACGCTGTGGAGGATCCTCGACGCCGATCCGTCATCGAGTTATGACGGCACCACGCTCAGGGTTCCGCTGCGGGCCTGGCGGACATATCTGCGCTTTCAGCGTAACAGGTACATCGAGGACCTGCATCGTAGGAAGGTTGCGCCGGATGAGATTCAGCGTCGCCTGCTGCGTCAGTTGGGTGAAAAGGTCAGCATCAGTCACATAAAGCGCATCGCCGCGGGCCGCTAGACTTCCGGCATGGAAAAAACTGCGATCATTTACGCCAGAGTGTCGACGGCGCGGCAGGCTGACGATGGACTGCCTGTGGAGAGCCAGATAGATCAGTGCCGCGCGAAGGCCATGTCGCTCGGCGCGCGCGTGGTGCAGGTGTTCCGGGATGACGGGATATCAGGGAGGACTAGCAAGCGCCCGGGACTGCTGTCGGCATTCGGCTTCGCCGAGGAGCAGCACATAGATTTCTTCATCTGCTGGAGCACGTCGCGTTTTGCGCGCAACAGGCTCGATGCGGCCTTGCATAAGAGGCTCCTGGACAAGATCGGAACGAAGCTGGTGTATGCCTCTCAGGAATTCGGCGAAGGCGACGATGGCTGGCTGGCCGAGTCGATTACCGAAGTAATCGACGAGCAGTATTCGCGCCAGATCGCCAAGGACACCAGGCGCAGCATGATCAAGAATGCCCAGGATGGTTTCTTCAACGGGGGCCCTGTTCCGTTTGGCTACCGGGCTATTCATATCGGCAAGCGCAAGCGACTGGAGCCGGAGCCGGCCGAAGTGCCGACGGTGCGGCTGATATTCACCTGGTGCATCGAGGGTGTCGGCATGAAGGAGATCGCCGTCCGCCTCAACAAGGCCGGAATTGCCAAGCGCGGTCGCCGCTGGGACAAAGCGACCGTGTCGTCCGTTCTCAAGAGTCGCGCGACAACCGGGCACCTCGTGTTCCGCGTCGGAGAGTGGGAGATCGTCACAAAGGCGCACGATTCCATCGTCAGTGAGGAGGATTTCATGCGTGCGAAGGAATTGATTCAGGATCGGGCACCGAGAGTCTCCGGCGGCCGCTCTCGCAGCGATGCAGTGTTTGTCGGGATGTTCCGCTGCGGCGCGTGCGGCGATGCCATGACGACAGAGACTGCCACCGGCCGCGGCGGCGTGCGCTACCACTACTATAATTGCCGGGCATTCCTGAAGGGTGTGGGCTGTCGCAGCCGCAGGATACCCGTCGAATCCCTCGACAAGTGGCTGTTGTCCGGAATTCTGGACAAGGTATTCACACCGGACAACCTGCGCGCCATCGTGCTCGACATCAAGCAGAGTTCAGGCGTATGGATCAAGGAACATGAGGCACGGCAGGAGGCTCTCGAAACTGAGTTTGCCGATGTGAAGCGACGCCTGCGCAGGCTATATGAGACCATCGAGGCCGGCGGGGATCTGGTTCTGGCTGATATCGCGCCGCGACTGCGGGAGCTCAGGGCCAGGCAGGAGGCGCTTGCTAGGGAGATCGAATCGGCGCAATCTGAAACGGCACCGTGCGCGAGCATTTCAGAGCACGAGGTCGACGCAGCAGCGAAGATGTTCAGGGAGATGGTGGAACAATGCGAGGATCCGCGCCGCGTGAGACTGTTCCTATCTCGCATAGTCCGTCGGGCAGTAATTGACGGCAGCGCGGTTCGGGTCGAGTATTATCCGGAACGGATCGTGAACCAGAGCGGCGGTTCATGCTCTGAAAAGAGGTGGCTCCCCGACCTGGGCTCGAACCAGGGACACACGGATTAACAGTCCGTTGCTCTACCGACTGAGCTATCGGGGAATTGCCGAGGCGCGAATGTTAGACATTTCGCCG